ATGAGGGACCCATCCGCCTTATCTGCAATTTCCACGACCTCTGATAAGTCCAAGTTCATCGTTAGAGGATTCTCATTTCTGTTAAAGAATTTATTTGGAGCGAGTGAAGCCAAACGAATCATGTCACCATGTTCATTAACTTCAAACATATGACCACGACATTCCAAAGCCGAAGGCTGAAGAAAGTCTGTATATGATGCCATACGATAATTGAAGTTGCGATAAATTGTATCGTCAAGTTCCCAGTCGTTGAAGAAGAAAGCTTCGCTTGATTCTACTAAAACCATCAACTCGTCGTATAATTTTTGCTGGTATGCGTTCATAATGTAACCTAATTAATATGTTAGCGTACTATACACCAATTAGGTTACATTGTCAAGTATTATTTTAGAAGTGCTGGTTCTGCATCAACAGGGATAGCAAGCACAATTTTCCAACGCTTTGAATAATCCGCTATCAATGCATTAGAATCAACAGGCTTGTATCTGTCTGGCTCCAACGACCAAGTTATATGGTATGTACCGCCGTCTGGACGGCGCGTAGAACCATCTATGGACACAACCAAGGCTTGTAGACCATCACCAGTGTCGGCTTCGCCTATGACCCTAACAAGAGCTTCTTCTGGAAGTTCTGTGCCTTCGGGTACGCCAAATTCCACAGTGACGTGATGCCCTATGACCTTGCTGTATTTTGGTGGAAATTTTTCAAGAAGCAATTCGCGTGCTTCGTCTGTTAATACGTATGCTGTATACATTATATTATAATCCAAGTTTTTTCAATTCGTTAATTGTGTTTGCTGCTGAAGTATGTAATATACCAATCCCACCAGCTGCAATAAATGGGTCAAGTGCTTTCGGTTGGTCATCAATCAAAATACTATCTGGTGTTGCGTATTGCGCTTTATCGGCTGACTTGCGTACTACATTCACCTTAACATCAGAACCTATATTCCATGGTACCCATTGGCGCTTTTGTGCTTCGGCGCCGTATTCTGGATTTCCACCAGCTGTTAAAATTTCGGGATTATATTTTTCAACATAATTCCAGAGTTGTTTGGCGTCTTTCATTGGTTTTAATTCTGCCCAAAGTTGTCCGCCTTCTTTTGAATATTTCCCAACAGCCTTCCACATCATCGTTCTATATTCGGGGTCAGAATTATAATTTTCGTCAGAATATTCAACATCCAATATGCGATTAACACCTTCTACGAAATCTGCCAAAACTCCATCCATGTCACAATATAAGGTATATTGTGGTGCCTGTTCCTTTTGCTGCAATTCTTCCATTAACATTAATCGTATTCCTCGTCATCATGACTAAAGTGTTCACTACGCTCTGTCCTGTCTTCATTGACACTAAATTCCGCCCATTCACCAACACTTTCAAATTTTTGGTTATACGTTGGGTCAAATACACCACCATTATTGAGCAATTCAATCCCATATAAGATTTGAACTTCTTCAATTGGAAGCGTTGCTACCTGTCGGATAATATACGATACTTCTTGTGCGAAGCCACCGTGGTTGTGTTTACTCATTATTTGTTACCATGTACCTATTTATTCGTCAGACATTGCATGCATTTTAGCACGCATTATAATTTCTTCAAGTGAGACAGGTTTGTAGCCATGTACTTCACAATTAATATTAATGTGCCGTGGATGATTCGACACGGGGTTTGGAAACGCATGCAAATGTCCATGAATATTTACCCATGGTTTTGGCACATTATACATTGGGTAGTGGGTGAACACCAGTGCCACTTCTGGCGTTTCAATTGTATAAATCAAGTGCGTTTCATCAAACGCAAGCGGTCGAAGTTTTTTGCCGTTGAAATCGTGGTTACCAATAATCAAAATTTTATAACCATTGTATTCGGCTAACATTTCATTAATGACACCAGTTGCTTTAAAACCAACGTCACCACCCCAAATAACAATATCATCTTTGCCGACAATTTCGTTGTGGTTGAGTAATAGATGTTCATGCATTTGTTCCAGATTGTCATATGGGCGGTCACTAAAGGAAATAATATTCTTATGCCAAAAGTGCAAATCCGACCAAAGCCAAACCTTCTTACCGTCCAACATCGTAGGTTGTTCTACGCCTTCACGAAGGTTAACAATAGATTCCAACTTAGCCCACTTACCGGGATGTGCGACACGTGGTCTTGGGTTCTTCCCATAAGTAACTATCTTGCTTAAATCTGCAATGTATAGCTCTCGTAAATTATCAATTTCTTTCATTACTAATCTTCTTTGCTATTGCCCGTAATACAAATAGTTCATCGTATTCTTTAGGGCGGGTTTCTTTACATACCGTCATAACACCACTGATATAACTAGCTACTGATGCCGCTTCGTTGTGTGTGCCATTCTTCAATAATTTCCATTTTGTTATCAGTCGTTCTTTGAAGGCGGGAAGAATATTCTTACAATCTTCAGGCGACGCAACTTTTGGATAAACCTTCCCAACCTTCTTAGGAAGCTTCTTTTCACGCGCTGCGTTGCGAGTTGCAACCCGTTTATTCTCCGCCACAATAGCTTCTTCTTCCAGTTCAGCATTGGACTTAGGTCCACGCTTCTTAGGCGCTTCAACAGTTTCTGTTTTATTGAATAAATCATCAAGGTTTACCTTTGTGCGACGTTTTACTGGTATCTTCTTTTTAACCACCTTCTTCTTTGGTGGTGGTGTTTTAGCAAATAACGGGCTATCATCGCCGAAAAAATCTATAGGTTTGCGTGCCATTTATACGTTTGTATCGTCAGTCCAGTCCCAAACTTTAAATTGGGTATCCATTAAAAGTTGTGCAACTTTTTTCAAGTCTGGTTTCTTTGGAAGGTCTGTAGCCTTATATAGTTTATTCATAATTTCATCGTGCATATCTTCTGCATATTCAACGATTTCTTCATACGTCATAGAGCCATTGCGAATAGCCAAAAGTTCTTCGGCATCTGGACGCTTAACGATGATTTTACCTTCTGTTAATGCTTCTTTGCCCATTCTTAAAAGTCGTACCAAATGCATTCCATGTTTGGTATCAAAACCGAAATGCTCTTCGAGTTCGCTACGTGCTTCGTTGCGGTTGTCTTTCCAAATCCAATATAGCTTATGCTTTTCTTTAAACTCTTTAAAAATTTCTTTATTAAACTTAACTACCATTTTAGGGAATGGAAGGTCTTCGCGGTCACCTTTCCAGTCGGTATTTAACTTACCAAATTTATCAAACAAACTACGACCTTTGGCTTCAACAATACCAAATACATCGCCACCATAAGGAATTAACTCATGGTCATTATTCCATTCGTCGATGTTAAATTTTAACATTTTGTCCTTACCGAAATATTGCATCATAGAAACATATTGTTTTGGTGTTGGTGGTTCTTTTGCTTGGGGATTATTTATCCATTTATTATGCCCTTTGATGCGTTTTAACTGTGCAAAGGCATAACCCGAAGTTGTAAAAGCAATCTTGGACGACAAAAAGTCCATACGATGTTCACGAATAAAGTCATATGCTTCTGTACGAACTGTGATGTCGGAATCATCAACCCATAAACTTTCAACGATGTTAGGATTGCAATCCAGACACAATTTGAAAAAGTGTGACAATTCGTAAAGCTTGGTATCTTCTTCCGTTGCGTCATCGACTTCGCGGATAGTATAAAATGGGGTTAAAATATTAACAGGGTCACCACAAAAAATTCCACGAAAGTCCACGTCGGACGAAGGAAGGTTGGTGCCATAGGAAATAGAACCTGCGTAGTGCTTGACTAGCATGTTGTCTTGCATCAGCTCTTTGGCTGTACGAAAAGCTTTGATTTGGTGGGTAAACATTAAATTCTCTTAAACAAAAATAACCATATAGTGCGACTATACACTATATGGTTATGAATGTCAACAATTATATTTAAACCTTATTTTGCCACAATCCCATATACGAAGGATTCCATTATTGTCACAGTTTATGCGTTCGGACAAGTCAGGGTCAAAATCTTTCAATAACTTTGGTAAATTTTTTCGTCTGTAATTAAATTTATGAAATCTTAGTTTACCATCTGGTGAGTATGAATAATCTGGTGGTAATATTTTATCAACTTCCCATCCAGTTTTAATATAAAGATTTCCCGTTGACCACCGAAGGTCAGCAAACGAAATAATAGACGATGGTTCATATTCACGAATAAAAAATTTTAGTAATTTGGAAAATCCACCAATTACTCGACATGAGGTTGCATAACGACTAAGTTCGTATGTGTCAGTATTTCGTTTTATAAATGACATACAAGCCACAAGTGATGAGTTAGAAACCAACCCGATATTAATAGAACCCTGCCCTGTTGATTGTATGTGGTTTATATCATAAAAATCGTTTTTTGATTGTAATGATACATTAACAATCGTTGTCTTTCTTGCATAAACGACACACGATTCGTCCTTATTCAACAACGACTTTATTTTGGACTTAACCTGCGCCAGCCTTTGTACCCACTCATCTTCGAAAATGGTCAATAGTTGTATACCCAATGCGCGGCACATATCATGTTTCATTTTATGGTATGTTTTATCTTTTCCTGCTGCTTCCGAATGCCAATACAATCCACAATACTCAATCGCCAAGTTATGTTCTGGTACATAAATGTCCAATTCATATGGTGGAATAATATCAAACGTATTGTTTATAGTTAAGACACCCAGCGAATGGATAAAATCCTGAACTTCTTTTTCCCCAACAGAAACACCATATGATTTAATCAATATGTCGTGATTCTTGAGATATGTGGATATTGTTTTTTTATCTACATTTAATTCATCTGCCAATTGTCTGGTTGTTTTTATTTCATAATTCGTTTCCAACCATTCCTTAGATGACAATTTTTCTAAAGTTTCTATAGAATAATTCCGCTGTGATACGAAATCGACAAAATATTTATCGTTACAAGTTTGTTTGGTTTTTATCTTTACAAAATCAAGTTTTGCTGTTGAGGTAACTCCATATTTTTCGGCTACAGACGCTTTAACTTTATCTTGTATTATATTGCTTTGGAATGGGAAATCAACACCGTACTTTTTTAAGTTAGTTTTGGTTCTTCTTAATTTCCCCTTGATTGATTGGTGATAATAATCAGCATCGTACCGCAGATTATTCGTTTGTTTTTGTTTTGCTTTTATTTCTTCTGACTGAATTGGATATGGTACACCATAACGCTCAATACATGTCTGCTCAAATTTTTTCTTCACTTCCTCTGTTTTACGAGGATGACCACCATACCGTGTATCGTTTGTTTTTATTATTTGTTGTTTTTTTGTTTCTTTGTTATTGGCACACTTAACCGAACACGTTTCAGTATAACCTAACGTGGTATTAAAATTTACTATAGGATTGCCACATTCAGGGCAGATGGGTTGTGCTGTTATATTATTACGAATACAATATATTCTTTCACTCAATGATTGTTCATTGAATCCTGACGTGAAAGAATATACAATATTGTATAATTTTAGGTGAGTTTTTAATATCCTATTACCCCACGAATTAACAACACCAGATTCTAAGATTACATTAATGCGTTGTAATTCGTTGAGTATTTCGGTAGTGTCCACCTGTACGGATTAATCGTCTAATTTCTTAGTGATTTTGCCCTTACGTGTGGTCTGTTTTTCAACTTCTTCCACTTCGTCTTCTTCTAATGCTGCTTCAAGGAAGTCAATGTTAGTGTTTTCGCATTCAGCAAGTACGGCTTCCGCAACATCCCCAAAGTTTTTAGATTGAAACTTCTCGCCATTAAACGTATACCAAGCTCCAGCTTGTGATATGACGCCGAGTTCTTTAGCTACTGCCAGTAACCCATTGTACGGGTCCATGCCAGTCTCATATGGAACCTCAATGGTTACAGATTGGAACGGTTGTGCGAAGCGGGTTTTATGACCCAGACACTTCATCTTAATGCCTGTTACATGTCTTGCATCTTTTTTATCATCTTTTAATTTTAATTTGGTTATCATTACAATTTGTGATAAAGAATATTGCACTGCATCTTTCACTATCCATACACCTTCACCATTAAGCGGGTCCTGATTTTTATATACTTGGTCAGTCAAAACCATCGTAATATTATTCTTTTTGATAGCGTGTACAAGTTCACGAAGCATAGCTTTTAATTGCTTGTTCTTCTGTCCTTGGTCGCCCTTAATAATACCTTTCTTTGTATAGTTTTCAGATTCCGTATCCGTAACCAACATATCCAAACTATCACAACCTATAAAAAGCCTTGGTGCATTTTCATCGTTGCCGTACTCGGCTTTATAACCACTGACGATAGTTGATGTTATTTCGATAACATCAGAAATAGTATCCACATGAATGTGCGAATAATTATTCTCAATATCAACCCCAATAGCAGTGACGAAGTCGTCACTTAGTGCATTTTCGGAATCGATTGCCACAACAATACAACCATCTTTCTGCGCTTCGCGCATAAGGTTACAAAGTATATAGGATTTACCAGCTCCCGCTGGTCCCACAAGGGCGGTCAATCTACCTTGTGGGATTCCACGATTGAAATGCTTGGAAATGATTTTGTTTAATACATAGTTCCCTGTCGAAATCCACCAACGTGGGGGAGGAGCCTCCCCCACATCGAATCCAGATTTCTTGAGGGTGTTGTTTATACCCGTTAGAAAATCAGCCATAATAAGTTACCTTATGCTTCGGCTGCTTTACGGTTGCGTATCATTGCTAATACGTCATTGCCCTTATCGGCATATTCTGCTGCTGGAGCCGTTGCTGTTGGTTCTGCAACTGCGGGGGTAGTCACTGGAGCCGTTTCTGCAACCGGTGTTTCTGCTGCGGTAGCATCTGCAACAAATGGTGCTGGTTCTGTAACTGCGGCAGGTGTCGCAGGTGTTTCTGATGTTGAATGATTATCACCGAAGCCATCATCATATGGTGCACCTGTAAGTGCGGCATTTAACATAGCTTCAACTTTTTCAAGTGTTGGTGCTGCTGGAATTAAAGTAGAAAGGTTAATGCTTTCTGCTTCCACCAATGCAATTTCATCGTCAGTAAGACTTGATTGTTTACGAACAAATCGTGAACCAACATCATACTTGGCATTGTCGCCTTGTTGTGTTTTTTTGATTACAAAATCGTAACCTTCACGAACATCCCATGGAACTGCGTCTAAGTCGCCGCTTGTAAGTGCTTCTTTTATTACACTAAATAATTGGTAACCAATATTCAGATACATGATTTTGCCTTCTGAATTTTCGCCAGTTTCTGGATTTGGCGCAAGCGGGTCTTCGATAATTAACGCTTGAACAATATTTTGCTTTTTGCGATAATATTTTTTGCCGTTAACAGAATCTTTGCCTTCTTCTTTATAGAATGCAGAGCAGACATCACAGGCTGGGCATGGTTCGCCATACATTTTTAAGCAGGGAACGGATTTAAATTCGCCGTTAATATCCATGTTGTGCATGAACTTTTCGACGGTAAATTCCATTTCGTTGTTTAGGTCAGCATCTGGGAGTATGCGGATTGTAGCAGAATCGCCATAATTCATATTCCAGAATTTGTAGTAATTGCTTGGGCGTGAATCTTTGTTATCTGGTGTGGCAAACATTGCTGCCATTTTTGCGAGTTTTTCTTTTTGAGTAGACATTCTTTTCTCCTTCGTTTCTTATTATTATTTTGTTTTCTTGTCTATTTTCGTATCAATAGGTTAAATTCCATTGCCTATCAATGGGACAAAGTATACCATAATAATATACCTTGTCAACACTTATTTATGATTTATTTTCAGAAGTGTGCAATTAAATTAGGTTACGGGCATGGACTACCGTTAACGTAATTCAATCCACCCGGCAGGGTTGTGAGCGATGTTTGTTCACCCGATGTTGGGGCTGTTAATGACACACAACCTGCAAACATAGATGTAGCTGACGTACCGTTGGTTGTATCGACTGAATTTAAACACACCAAATTAGAACAACCACTAAACATAGAATCAAACACTGTTGCGGCTGATGTATCTAAGGCTGGCATAGATGTAAGGCTACTACAACCACTCCACATAGAGGTAAAGTTTGTGATATTTCCTGTATTAATGGTTCCAAATGTTACAATTCCAGAGCAGTTTTGCCACGTAGAATATAAAACCGAGCCGGTAGCTGGTAATGTAATATTCGGGAAGGACGTAAGTCCAGAGCAGTTTTGCCACGTGAGTCCCATATTAGTTGCCGATGCATAACTGAGTGTGGGGAAGGATGTAATGCCGGTGCAACCCGCCCAAGCAAGACGAAAATTTGTAACAAGTGAAGTATCAAGGGTTGGGAATGTACCAGTAAGTCCGGTACAATTCATCCACGCGTTCTGCATAACCGTACATGCCGGTGTATTAAGAGTTGGGAATGTACCAGTAAGTCCG